TAAAAGTATGCTTAATTTTGTTATCTTTTTCATAACTTGTACGTAAATCGTGAGAACCCATTGGGTCACGACCACGTGCTGAGCCATCTTTACCATACTTTGGACCTTCTTTTGGTCTTCCCATTACACCATTTAATTCTTTTCCTGTTCTACCTATCGCATCATCATTAGTTTCTGCCGGTTCAGGTTGTTTTGCTGGGTCTTCACCTTCAGATTCGATAGTAGACTTTCTATACTTATTTTTATAATCATAGATAATCTTTTCATCTTCGTCTTTAATCTCATCATCACTCATACCAAAAATGTTTTTATATACCCATTCTGAAGACATTAGTCCATCTCTTAACATAGAATCTGCTAAACCTGCCTTTGTATTCCAAATTTCAAGTTTTTCTTGTTCATATATTGTAGATGGATTTGTAAGAGTTAAATCAAAATTAACTAACTCTTGGTCTCTAAACCCTTGTGCATATAAATGTACAATAGCAATTTTATGTAATTCACTTACAATAATTCTTTGTAACCGTTCGATAGTACGAGCAAAGCGAACATCTTCTGCGGCAAGAGTCGCTTTTCCTTCTACGCCTTCTTCATAACCAAGAAACGCTTTAGGTACTCGTAATGAAGCTAACATACGATTTCTTAAATATTCAATATCATCTACTGCATCATAACTCAATCCATTCAACGTATCAATAGATGTACCTGAATCTCCGCCTCTAACAGGTATAAAGAAATCTTCTGTTATATTTTGCATATTGTATTTTAAATTATATTCACCTGTTTGTTCATCCATTACAGGAGTCTTCTTCATTTTGTTTACAACTTGTTGCATATAGTTTTCTACTTCTGCGGGAGGGATATTTCCAATATCAAATTTAAAAACTCTTTTTTCAGGTGCTCTCATAATTCTGTGAATCAACATAGCATCTTCCATAAGAGTTAATTGTTTCCAAACTTTACGTGCCGCTTCTAATGTAGAACGACCATATGGTAAAAAATTTGCATCACTTATCAATCTAAAATGAGCAATTTGAAATGCTTCAAAATCATCATCTTTCGGACCATAAGTAGTATGTCTAACATTATCTACGGGATTCATACGAAACTTAGTCATATGTGGATTTTCTTCATCCTCACCTTCTACTCGTGAAATATCATACGGGCTAATTGGAACTACATTAGTAACACCGAACTTCTCATCAATATCAAGAAATAAAAAGAAGTCTCCGTATTTACACATATTACGTACCCACGGCCATAAATTAAATTCTATATTTAAAACATCATAGAATAAGTTATGTAATATATCGTGAACATTTGCATTATCAGTTTCTATATCTAATACTTTGCCATATTCGTTCTTCATAGTAGATTCATCAGCATAAATATCAAGTGCAGATGATATAATAGAATCAGTATCCATTGATTCATAATCTTTAAAAAGACCTATACGTTGTTGTTGTATTATTAGTCCACCATCATATCCATATTGTTTTGCTGATGAATATATTTTTTGATATCTGTCTATCAACTGATGTTTAATACTTGATTGTGTTCTTGATGTGTCAGAAACTTTAAGTTTCCTTCCTCCAACTTGTCTTACGACAACATTAGTAGAAAACAATCTTTTTAATCTTGTAAATAATCCTTTATCTACAGCCATAATTAACTCCTACAATAACCATTGAATGTCCTCTTGTTCTTTCTGAGGACCGATTTCTATTTTCCAGGCTTCTTGTGTTCCTCCTGGTGTATACATTAATTGATTCGGAGTAGAAAAATTAGAAATAGTTTTTTTACTTAATTCTATCCCTTCTGCTCTCAATCTCAATGCAGTATCTCTAACCCACAACGCTATTCCATAACTCATAACCAAATCATCATTATAACCGGACATAGCTTGTGCTTTATTGTTATTATATATAAATACAAACAACTCATCAATTAATCGATTTGAACGAACAATTACTGCCTTTTCTCTAAAGTATTCCTCTAATTTAGCAATAACAAGTGGCCTTGTTTTCATAGTCATAGAGAATCCAGGTTTTAAGTTTCTGTCCTCTGCTCTGAATCGATTAGTGATTTGATGTTCTACATCTACATATTGTAAATCTTTACTTGTATAAAATAAATTTTGATAACCCCTATCTATAATTTGTTGAATAGCGGCCCATCCTATGTTGTTATTCTCAACAACTAATAGGGCATCATTATATTCTGTTGCGGTATTTACACATAAATTTCCAAAATCTTTCGTACTAATTTTACCACGATATTCAGCAACTTGTTCCATAGATTCAACATCTAATATATGAAATGCTGAATAATCTGTACCATCACCTCTACTAACATCAGCACTCATTATATAACTTCTTGTATAATCAGGTGGTTCCCATATCCAAACATTAGAATCAATACCTTGTTTCATCATCGGGTCTTTACAATGATTGTCTTTATACTCTTGTAAAATAGTACCATCTACTACCATTTGACCTGAAGTTAGAAAGTCACAATCACATTCTTGTGCGGCGAGTCCTGGACCTAATAGTTTATCTTGTTCTTTTCTATATTTTTCATTTCTCTCAGGATGTACGGTCCAATGTAATTTTATTGGATGAAATGTATTACCGCCTTCTTCAGCATCTACCCACGTTCTATGAAACCAATTTCCGACACCATTAGGAGTAGACAACGCAATACATTGACCACCTGTTGATAATGTTTGTTGAGCCGCAGCCCATATTGTATCAATCTTATCTATAAATGCGGCTTCATCTAATACTAATAGAGATAGTGCTTCTGAACGACCTGAGTCTTCACTTGATGATACTGCTTTTACTTGTGAACCATTTTTATATCGTAGAGATAGTTTATTATCTTCAATACAAGTTTGTTTTAACCAATTAGGTAAATTAGAGTGCATCACTCGAATCTTTGTAACAAGATTTTTAGCAGTATCTTGTTTAGTCGCTAACACTAAAATATTTTTGTCATTTCTAAATGTCATCAACCATAATGAATACGCCGCAGTCAAAGTAGAAATACCTAACTGCCTCGCCTTTAAAATTATATTGTATTTGTGATTTAAAACTTCGTTAAGTGTATCTACTTGGAAAGGGTATAATTCAAATGGAATTTTTCCTCGTATAGGGTGTTGAATAACACAATACTTACGTATAAAATACGAAGGGTCTTCTCCACATTTAATATATTCCTGTCGTAGAGCTTCTTTTAAATCATTTGATTTCATATTTTGCCTAAAATAAATCCTATTCCTAACCAAAGATATTGATTTTCATACCATTTCTTTTCAACTAATTTTATCATCTGCTCATTTGCTTTTTCACGTGATTTTAATAAATCAATTTGTTTTTTCTGTGCAACTAACATCAAGGTATCTAAATTTGCTTGTTCTTCTAACTTAACAACAACTGCGTCACAATCAGAAATCACTACTTTTTGTGATTCTATCAATGAATCTGCTTTTGCTAATTTACCTTCCCATTGTGCATCACGTGCTTTCAACATCTCTAATGCTTCAGCATAAGTAAATGTTTTTGGTGATTCACCATCTTTTTTTATTTCTTGTCCATCTACTATTGAAAAGACAAAAAATCCAATTAAAAAGTATTTTAATATTTTCATACTAAACCTCATTTGTTCTTTGCGAACTTTCTTAAAAAATCTTCTGCTGATTCAACTTCATCATTATCATAAACTTCTTGCATTTTTTGAGTCTTCTTTTTAGATATGGTAAGTTTTCTTTTCATATTACCGATTTCTTTTTTAGAAGCCTTCTTAGCAGTTTCTAATTCTACAATTTGTTTTTCAACTTTCTTTTCTTCTTTCTTATTTTCGTCAATAACTTTTTTAAGTTTTTGTACTTCTTTACTCTTTGCTTTGTTCATCGCAAATAAAGCACCGACTGCGCCAAGAAGACCTAAGATATATTTAAGCCACTTCATTTAATTCTCCCAACTCATTTTCGAGTCTATTTATTTCACTTTCAAAAAATTCTACTGCTTCATCTATTTTTTTATCCCACTCCTCAGGATTTTCAACTGAATATTCTTCTCTATCAATAGCACCAAGTTCAGGATTTATTGCATTTAAATGTGTTATAGATTTTTTATCATAAAACTCTTTAATGCCGTCAAGGTCGTGTTTATATTTTGCTAACTGATTTTCTACAATTTTTTTCTTTTTCCACGATTCGTACTTACCTTCTATAATTAAACGATTTTCAAATTCAATTTGACAATCAAAACAATGTTCAAATTGCCTCCATGTTTGATTATCTATTGTTTTCTTCATAACTTTTTTACAAGCAGGGCAGAACCAAGGCATACGAACCTTCGACATTATTTCAGTTAGAGGGCTTTCTATATCACCTGATTTTTGTTGTTCACCTTTATAACCAACCATTACTCTCTTTTCAGGAGTGGCTCCGTTTAATATAGCCTCCATTGCTTTATATTCTCGAACTCTTTCTTTTCCACTTTTACCAAAATCACTCATAACTTACCTTGTGTATTTTAACATTCCGAGTATTTGATTTATAGGTGCGAACAAACCTGTTAGTTTGTAAACTTTACCTTTAAACATAAAAGTAATTCCTTCTGTAGGAACTAACTTTTTAAATCCACCCATAGATTGAACTTTATCAAGTTGTGCTTTCATCATATCCATAGTTCTCAAATCATTACTTGAACGTATTTTTTTAATTGTCTTTGCTAATTCTTGTCTCATCTTAACTGCGGCTTGTGTTGGATTTGCAGATAAAAAGTTTTCCATATTTGATAAAACTTCCGCGCCTAGGTCGAGAAATATTCTTTCAAATTTAGAAACATTATCTTTCCATATTTTAGTGTGGTCTTGTTTATCTGTAGCCAATACCCATTCTAAAAATTTAGGATATTCTTTTAAATCTTTTTTAATTGTAGGTATCTTATATGATTTGTCAAAAAACGCCCATCTCTTCATTAAACTATATAAAACGTTATCTGTAGGATTAGGGTAGTCAGATGATTTTGCTCCTGCTAAAACATATTCTAACCAAAAATGTTGATGATAATCACCGACCGTATCTGTATCAGAAAGTACGTAATCACGTTGTAAAGTATTTACTCTACTAAGAAACGTTGATTTCTTTGCTTCATAATCTTTCACTTTTGGCAATTTAGTATTAGGTAATGCTTGTATATCAAAATGTTTTTGAACATTTGCATTGACTTTCTTAATTAACTTTGTTAACTTTGAGCCTGCAGATTTACTTTGACCTGTTGCTTCACCTTTTTCATTATAAGTCATAGTTCCGTGAAACACTAACATATTTATACCATATGGTATAACATTTGTAGTAGGCACATACATTACTTCTAAACTCATAAAAGACTTACCGTTACCAAATATAGTATCTAAGTCTTTTTTACTTAATTTCTTGATAGACTTTTCTAAGTCCTTCATAGCATATACAAATGCGTTTTCAATTTCACCTCGACCTGAAAACATATTTTGTATACCTTTTATATCAAGAGAATTTTGTCCAAAGTTTTTTAATTGTCCTTTATTACGTGCCGCTCTTACCTTTCCATTAATATAAGAAATCATAAGATTTTGACCATCTGTCTTTTCCGACACACTATCAAGTTTACCTTGAAGTGCTAAATCTATCATTGTTTTTAAGTCTCTAAATGTTAACCTATTGTCATCGAAAGGATGAGCGAGATGTCCATAAGCTCCACCCATTAATAATAACTCTTTATCTTCTATAAATAGTTGTTTAGAATCTGAAAATACACTTTCTTTTAAGTCGTGTTGGTCTGTTAAATCTTTTCCTACACCTGGTGATATTACGGTACCTATTCTATTCTTTTTAGCTGAATCTACTCCTAACCAAGTCAAAACATCCCATCCAAAATCATCAACAATTTTTTGTATAAAATCTTGATATTTGTCAATAGCATATTTTGAACCTTTAGCTGTTCCTGCGTCTAAATATGAAACTGCGGGGACCGTATTATATTTTAAAGTATAGTCTTCAATAGGGTCGAAATCAGAATATATTAAATGGTCTAACACTTCCCAATCTTCTTCACCATATAAATCCATCAACCATGCTGTAGAATATTTTCTATAATCAGAATAACTTGCATAATATGTTGGTGGTCCGTCATCAATATGATTTGTGGCTGTCGTAGTTGCTTCTGTTAAAGTGCCTCCGAACTTTTTTATCAAAAATTGTAATATCTTTTTGTCAACCTTTTTATACATCCTTTTGAATAATTCTTCTTTGGCCGACATATTCACAGGTCCTCCGAAAGTTGCTCGTACCTTTGTTCCACTAACAGGTTCTCCGCCTATTTTAAAATCTGTCGGTGGTACTGCTAAAACAAATCCTCCCTTTTCGTATGGAGAAGTCTTGCCTGTTTTATAAGGTTTAAAATACTTACCCTTTAGTCTTTCTGAATCTTTTTCACCTACTGCGGCTATATAAGTTGTTTCTTTTGGAAAATCTTTTAATATCTCAACAGGAGAATATGGATTACGAACTTGTACAATTTTCTTTGGCGATATATTAAAAAATCTTGTAATAATAGATTTCTTTTCTTTAAAATTTAAAGGACTGCGACCTGCTTGTGTTTTATTACTTGTGCCAATAAAAACCTTGTCCTTTCCGAATTTTTGTACTAACTTCTTATACGTTGAGTAGTGACCTAAATGAAAAGGTTGAAATCTTCCTGAATAAACTACTACAACACCTGCTTTTTTTGCCTCTTTTATTTTAGTAGATTTTTTCTCACCTAATACTTTTAAAAGTTGTGTAAATATATGCGGGTTAGTATTTAAAAATGTTTGAAGTTTATCAATATTAGTTGAATAGGTCTTAGGCAAGATATTTTTATCTATTAATCTTCTTAAGGCTTTTTTTATTTTAGGATTTTTAGTTATATCCTCTTCAATAATAGGCCGAACTAACCAATCTGAAAGTTTGGACATTATTTTATTCCTTGCTTCTTTAACGCCCTTGCTCTCTTAATCCAATTTTTTCCTACTCTGTTTTTAACGGGCGCTTTTACGAATTTGCTCACTCCTTGTTTTACTAAAGATTCAAATTTCTTCTCTGCTTGTTCTTCATCAAGGGTTTTACTATTGTCAACAATTAAAAAATTTCGACCAAATAACCTTTGAAAACCTCCTAAATTTTGTTGTACATCTTCCCAACTCTCACGAACTATTTTTTCAGGAACGACTCTATCTCTTTCTAAATTTCGTTTTAGTGCAACTTCCAACGATGTATTTACAAAAACCATATATGAATCATATCCTAAATCTTCAAATTTCTGTTTCTTTTTTGCTATAGATTGAAACTTATGTCCTGTTCCGTCTATAATAACACCTAAACGACCACGAACATATCCTTCCATTCTCGCTTTAGTTAAATCTTTAGCATATGCTCTCAATCCACTACTCATATCTACTTTATCACCCTCAAAATCTACACCTGTAATATCTGCAAATAATTCTTCAGGCATATTATCTAAATCAGTTGTCTGAAAATATTTTTTTAATAACATTTCTAATTCAGTATCTTGATTAACAAGTTTAAGTCCGCCTACAGAAAAGTTTAATTTTTGAGGTATTCCATATAATCCACGAGTTACCCAAGTTTTACCTGAGCCTGGTCCTCCTGCTAAGAATATTGCTTTTAAAATACCTTTATCATCAACACCTTCATTAACAAGTTTCATTCCACTTTTTTCAAACACTTTCTTTAAATAGATTTTATATTGTTTGAATTTCTCAGGTGTTACAAAAGGTGCGTACCCTTTAGGCCCTGGACTATTATCTGATTTTGTCGATTCTAATAGTTTTTTTAATTTAACCATAAAATTACCAATACATTGTTATACAATTATAAATATACAGGTACTAAATTATACCTCGAGGCTCCTTCGAAACCATCCGTAAAGGAACTTTTCTAAGTCGGGCTTTCTTGAGACTAAATCACAATAATATTTCACTCTGTAACATCTTGCTCTCTTCAACTCTACGTCTTTAAGCGCTTCGATGGTTATCGGTCCGAGACCGCCATCGACTTTTAGGGTACTCCCCTTTGAGTTGGCTGTTTGCTGTAAAACCTTTACAGCTCGACTACGCCCCATATTTACTACCATGTCGAAATATATGTGTCTTAGGTCAGGCTTCAGTTCTTCAACGTTAGCCTTATCCCAATAGTCTCTCTTATAAATATCAACCGCATCCTCTAAAGTTAGGTTTTTTATGTCTAAATCAGGATAAGCCTTTCTTGAGACACCATACTTTGTTTCACCACCAGGGTCTTTTGGGTCATTTACATACCCACCTTCGTGATGTAATACTGCTTCTATTACTTCTTTAAATTCTACTAACATTGTTTTCTCCTATTGTTTATAATTATTAAGCTCCGCCGGTATATTGATAGATTGCGGTTTTGTTTGTATTATAGCCTGTTGCTTCACTATTAAATCCATCAGATTGTCCATCTTCTGCAAATTTAACTCTCACCGTTACGTTGTCAGTAACAGGTGCGGCGGAAACGACGGTATATGATGTATTATAATCACCTGCTGTAATAGAAAGAGCGCCAACACTATCAACTTCACTCCACACAAAGTTATCATTTCTGTTTCTTATTTTAGTATTAAATAAAGAACCTTGACTTGAAAATGCTAAAGTTGCTGTTCCTGAAGCTGAAGTTCCCGGCCCTGTATCAGTTAGTGATAAACTACCAATAGTACCACAATGAAAATCTGACATCTTTGTTTCACTTGAGCCATCGTTTTGTGCACCTAAAGAAGTATTAGCAGTTGTGTATGAATCAGTTCCATCAACTGCTCTTTTTAATTTTCCTAATGATAAGTTGTCACCGGCTGATGGCATTATATTATCTCCGCACTACTTGTTGGCACGAAATATACACTACCTGTGGATTGCATCATAATAAAATCATAAGTATCAGAAGCTCTGTACGATACTTTTTTATTGAAACTAAAAAGTTTAGGTTCAGTAATAGAACCTTCAAAATCTTGTATGTACATATTTGTACCTGCAGAGAAAGAACTTGTTACGTTTCCATATGATTTTCTCATATCATCTCCTTCGTGATAACTTCCGGTAACACCTATATCTTCTGTTAATCTAATTGTAAACATTAATTTCCCTCTAAACTTTTTACTTTTTGTTTTAATTCTTCTATTTGTTCTTGTTGTTCTTTTATAGACTCAATTAATAATGGAATCATTTTTTCATACTTAACTGCTTTATATCCACTATCTCGTGTCGTAACAACTTCAGGTAATACTTTTTCTACTTCTTGTGCAATAACACCAACATCGTGTCCTTCATATCCGTGATTCTCTTCATCAGGTATCCAATCAAATTCGTAACCACTAAGTTTCATTACTTTATCTAACGAACCTGGTATTCGTATTAAGTTTTCTTTAAATCTTTTGTCTGAAGAAGAATAAGCAACTACATCATTACCCGCATCTAATCTACCATTTGTTGTACTTGGAGTTACATTAATTCCTATAGATTGTTCAACTTTAAGATGTGTTTTAAATGTTGCTAAGTCAGTATCGCCTCTTATATCAAGTTGATAATGTGCTGAATCAGATGGTCCTTTTAAATCTACGTTTCCAACTATAAATCGTCCGCCTCCAAATAAACCGGAAACTGCTTTTTCAGGCTCTACATATCCTGATGCTGTTAAGTTGGTATCTGTTTGTTTCCAAGTACCATCATCTGCAAAAGCACATAGTGCAACTATATAAGATTCATCACCATAATTCTGTGTATCGATAGATTGAATTTCAAATCGACCTGCTGCTGTTGCAATGCCGTCACTAATTCCTGCATTCATCATATGTCCTACTTGCAACTTAACATCCATTGCGGCATAAGACAGATATTCTGAACTATGGACTACTGATAATTCTTTTAATTGGTCATTAGGTGAATAACCCATCCACGCACCGTAACCTATTCCTTGACCTAAAGTGTCAGAAGGTTGTGCTTCGATAGCTTGATAATATGGTCCTCTCGTTAAAAAAGCCATACTATCTGTAGTGTCAGGTTTTTGTACAAAAAAGTTATTAGCTTGATTGTTTCTATGTTTGACGGCATTACTATACTCTCCACCAAAACGAATACCTATTTCAGAATTTCGTTCTCCTATTGCTGATGCAGACATCTCTAATGTAGCATTATTAAGACGTACTCCTTTTCTACCGTAATTCAGAGCATCAGACATTTCTATTCTTCGTTTGCTGTCTTGAATCATCGTGAAGACACCTTTATTACTTTCAATGTCTAATTGTATGTTAGTAGTAGCATTACCAATTTGAATTAATTCGTTTCCTTCGTCTAATAATATATCACCGGCTGTTAGTGTAGTATTTCCTAATGTCCAACCGCCTATTGTACCACTTGTTGAAGTTATCACACCTGCGGATGAAACTTTAAATTGTCCTGTGCCTAATCCAATACCATCTGTTCCTAAGTAAACACCTGCAGATGAATCACTATAAGATGATTTGTCTGTATCACTTGTTATATAACTATTTGAACTACTTACAAGAGCAAATCCGCCTATGTTACCACCTGTAGCAGTAAGGGTTCCTTTAAAATTACCTGAAGTAGCATTTATATCACCGGTTATAGAAACTTCACCGCTTGACGATACGTGAAAGTTACTCGAACTAATTTCTAAGTTTCCATCTGAAGAACCACTTATAAATGCAGACCCACTTGTCTTAGGTATGCCAAATACAAAATTCTTTGTTTTCATATTGAGAGAATTAGTCTCTGCATCATAAACTACTGCATCAGTATAGGTTCCGTCAACAAGTTCCATTGCGGTATCATATACCACATCTACATCAGCTTGTTCCCATTCAGCTTGGCTTAAAATTATATCATCCATCCATCCATTAAAAGCATTGCTGGCCGCACCTGATGTATCAGTTACGAGTGTTGCAGACCTGCCAATGAATCTTGTTTCTCCTTCAAGTGCACCTATAGAGACTCTTGTAGCGGCAAATCCTGTCAGACCTATTAATTCTGTCGCTGTTGTCATCAGAGTTTGACTTTGAGTTTTATCAATATATAATCGAAGTCTTGATGTAGCGGCGGTTCCGGTGCCTCTATAAGTACCTACTATATGATGCCACTTACCTTCGGTAACTTTTGCCGCTTGTGTCGTTGATGCTTTGTTTGTCGCAGCGGTTGCAGATGCATCCCAAGCACCCCAATATATATCATCTTGATATATAAATAAACAAAGGCCGGTGTCTGAACAACCCGCTTTCCATAATACTTGGTTAGTGCTTGAAAACGCACTTACTCGAACCCACATTGAAATTGTTAGATTACCAGCATATCCGCCTCCGCCTCCTAAATTGAAATTACTTCCGTTAGCGAATCTTTCTGACATAAACTCGCCATCTGTATCTTCTATTACACTATCACCTTTTTGTTGTATAGAGCCACTAATAAATGCATATTGTAATCCTCCTGCTGCGGTAGCAGAATATACATTTGCCTTTCCTGTTGATGAACCATCATCTCTAAGATAAAGTAATCCGTTAGTGCCTCCCGCACCTATTGCAGAATCAATTAAATCATCACCATCAGATAAGGTTACCATTGTAGTATGTGTATTACTATTGTATTGTTCAGTATGAAATCTAAACCAAGAACGTGGATGTTTAGTACCGCCGGTTCCATCTGTGTTCATTGTCGAAGAAGCCGCGAGTGAAGAAGAAACAATAGTATAATAATTACCTGAACCGATATTTGGATTAGTTCGTTCTGCAGAACTCTGTGTTACTCTTGATGTCGGTGCTCTACCTAATCTTAAATCACCACTTGATGATAGATGAAAATTACTTGCACTTATTTCTAAAAGATTAGTTTCTCCTGAACCACTAAGAAAAGGACCGTTTCCTACGCCACCTAAAAGAAAATCTCCTTTAAATTGAACTTGGCCACTCGCAGAAATTGATGCTGAAGCATTTCCGAAAGTAGAAGTCGCCCCTCCGATTTGAGCAGGTGTAAAAAGTTGGTCAACTGCTAAATCACCTCTAACGGTTAGATTTGAATTATCCCACTCAACATATTTATTGTTTGCTTTATCTCCAAATAGTAACTGACCATCATTTTGTAAATGAAATTTACTCGCACTAACTTCTATCTTTGCACTTGAACCACTTACAAATGCAGTTCCTAAATCACCAAGTAAGAATGAAGGAGATTCAAGTTTAATATTAGAACCTGATAGAAATGCGACTTCACTCATTAATCCAAATCCTGTAAATCCTGGAGGTACATTTCTTGAACCCGCTACACCACTTAAATCACCGAGTCTTGCTTTCAATTCTATATCATAAACGTTACTTCCTGTTCTTTCTACAATATCTATATATGGAGTAGCCGCATTATTTGGATTAGCATTTAGTCGAATATAACCTGTACCAACTTTACCTGTAGAAACTACTACTTGACCTGGTTCATATTCTTGTGCGCTTCCTATAGGGTCTCCAACTGAACCACTCAGACTACTTGACGCGGCACTAAGGGCTCTTTGAACATATATTCTTCCGTGTAGTTCATCTTTCGATAAATCTCCATCTAAAGAAGCACTAACAATTTTTATATATTCTGTGTTAAATCCGGTATTCGTAACTTTTTTTATTTGTAAAACTTCATTTGCCGAAAATCCCGAAGCATTAACAACACTCATAGTCGTAGCTGCTGCGGCGACTGCTGAACCGGTTAATGCCGTTGAATTTGCTACAAATAATTGTCCGCCTACAGCATTTACAGATTCTTTTTCAAATGTAGTTGTTGATAATGTTCCACGTATTTTAGCATTTTCAAATTCAGCATACCCATTATCTGCTGCGGTTATCATCCATCCTTTTACGTCAGATTGATAATCTGAACTCTTAATCATTCCTGCTTTATCTAAAACTAAATTTCCGCCTTGTAGTGTTTCGTTTCCAATAGTCCATCCCGCAATTTCGTTTCGTGTTGGTGATAATTCAAATATTCTATCTCCTGAGGCAGAGGCCCATCCTTTAATACCAAATACATCATCAGTAAGTTGTCCAATTGCAAGCATTACATTATCTCTATCATTATCACCTACATTATTTTTACCATCTCCTGCATCTCCATGAAATGTTATTAATTGATAATCAGCATCTATACTAATACCAAATTTATCTTGAGTAGAAGTTGAAAAGGCTGATAATCTCTTGTCATCAAAATTCCATGAAGCTATCTTATTAGTATCTCCAAATCGGAATATATTGTTACCACCTGATTTTCCTATAATACCCCAATTTGAATCAGAGGTGTGATATAATCGTACTTTATTATCATCATCTTCTTTGACATCAATAAATGGAGTTGATGGATTTGATGTAATTACGATACCTTTACCGGTAGCGTTAACGTCTTGAATTGAATCTGTAGTAATTTCCCATCCTGCAATAGAAGCAGATACAAATTTTGCATATCCATATGCATCTATACTTGCAGAAGCATTTGATAAAGTTGAAGTCGCCCCTCCTATTAAGGCAGGTGTTCGAATACTATCTACTGATAAATCACCTCTTACGGTAAGAGTGGAGCCTGCAAATTGTACATAATTCCCGCCGGATTTATCACCTAATATCATTTCACTCGCAGTAACATTACCTTCAGGTGTTAAATGAAATTCAGAAGAAGATATTTCTACCTTGCCTTGAGCGCCACTCACAAAAGCAGAGCCGGTTCTTCCTACAAAAAAAGCATCAGCTCTAACATCAAATAAACTCGGGTCAGTTTTAAATTTAAATGAGCCACTCTTTCCGACCATCTCTAAACCGACACCTTTATAGTTATCTCCACTATCAGGTAAAACAGAACCACTCCAAAACATAAATCCGTATTTTCCGCCTAATGAATTATTAGATGCGCTCGTATATCCTGTATAGCCTACCGTTCTCATAAATCCGGAGCCGTCTGCGCCTGCTGTGCCTGTTTCCGGTAATCGAGAAGATACTCCTCCTAAATGTATACCACTCGCAGTAGTCTCTCCTCCTATAAATAAATTACTCTCTATAACATTATCGTCACCTGTTATAACCGTATTAGAGCCTTGAAATATAGAACCTGTAGCAGTAAAACAGAAAGCATCTGCTTGATTATTATTTACGTCATAAAATTCTGCGAGAAATTCATAAGTTTCAGGTCGTATTTCATTTGACGGCATCGGTGCTGTAAACGTAAATAAGTCAGGTGAAAATCCTGTTTCAGTAGCAGGTCGTACACTTACATCTGCTATATAGAACTGACCAGCATTTACTTTAAATGATAATGTACAATTACTACTTACTGCAGTAGAATCAAAATCTCCCGTAGTTATACCGAAATCTTTTTGAGCAGAGCCATCTGATATTCGTACTACTCCTAACTTAGCACCAAACACTTCATTTCCTTCTTGTGCAGGGATATTAGAACCACTAATATACACTTCCATCTCAGCAAAATCTTTTACTTCAGTTCCCCCTAATTCTAAATTAAAGGTTTTAGGTTTTGACACTCCATATATTTCTGCAGAAAAGTCATAGCCGACATCTTTCTCAAGATTAAAAGCATAAGACTTACTTAATTTAAATTGTACATACTCGTCTACACCATAATTAGAACCTGATATATGAATCGAATCCATTTGTGTGTCGATGTCATATTTTGCAGATGCAGTAGCATCATTTCCTGTCAATCCGACTAAACTTTGACTAACTTCCCAATAGTTAACTGCGTCTGATTGACTTACAAAATATCCTGTTCTTTCAAGACCTGTGCCTTCAAGTGTGTTTAACATTAGTTCAGATGATTCTAATGGTAAATCTGCAAACAACTCATAATCAGAAATACTTTCTTCTGATTTTCGATATATTTTAGTTCTAAAAACATCTCCTGAAAATGTTCTTATATTAGAAACACGAGCATCTGCATAACTTCTAAAATTAGTTATAGATATAGAACGTGTTACTTCAGGGTCAAATTCAATACTAAAAGATGCATAAGTTATAGGCGCATCAACACTTTGTGCTAATTGTGTATCATAAATTCTAAATGGTTTGTCAGGTATTACGGTTGAACTATTTTTTACTTTTAAAACTTCAAAAGAACCTGTAGTAGGTACACTATAACGAGATGTAGGAAATTGAGTTGTATTAACAGAAGGACTATTTAACTCTATTTTCGCACCAACGTGTTTTGAATCAAAATTGAATGTATCAGAACTAAAGGAATAGTTATCTACTTCAGGCGATGCTCTCCTTGTAATTCGTTTTCTCTTACTAAGTCCGCCTTTGCCGGCAAACTTTTTGAATTTTCGTTTACGTCTAAACGTATTTAAAGTTGCACCAAAGTTATCTAAAGTTGAAGAAGCGCCTTCAGTATCATTTATAACTTGTCCTTCTAAAGAACCTGATACTACTATAGAGCCTGTCGCGGCTATATTAGAAACAAATGGTTTAAATATCTCCCATATCTTTAATCTCGGTTCTTGATAAAATAAAATCTTTTCTGTATTAGTCGCCGTTGGTACAATTTGCATCTTAACGGTTTGTAGAAAATTATATTGGTCTGATATATCAGATGTTATTCCTCTCCGTCTTCTCCCACGTCTTCTTCTGAATCTTGTATCATTTCCCGGACCTGGTGTGAAAAATCCTGGATTTATTGTCATTCTACCAAATCCGCCATCGAATATTGGCTGATTTGTTCTTTGTCTCTTTTGTTTACGTTTCTTCCTACTCTTCTTTCTGCGTTTTCCTTTTTTTGTTAATGGTGCCGCATTCGGATAATTTGTTACATCTGTACCTGTTTCATCTTCCCATTCTTCAGGGTCTACTTGTGCTAAGATATACATCGTAGCAGGACCTGGTGGTGTATCATCGTAAACTTCTATAGAAACTCTACGAGCATTTCCTTCGAGATAATTAGAGACAGGTTCTGTATAAATAACACCGCCTTCACTATCGATGATTTCAACTTTTACTTCTACTTTATTTTTTAATAATTCAGTTCCTGCTATTAAAAACGAACTTTTACCTTGTGGTACGGGGTCAGGAACTTCTGATATACTAAATAAAGGTGAATTTCGACCATCGTGTGTGAATGGTATTGAACCTGAGACTCTATTTGTTACTATGCCTGAAGCGGCGAGGTCTTGTAATTTATTTTCTCTTCTTTTAATTGCCATAATATTTAAACGTTTTCCTCCCGAAAGGTACTCTTCGTTTTATATAAATATAAGGCTATGAAGAAACCGAACTAAATCCGTCTACTTTTTTAATGTCAAGTAATGTATCTACTGCATCTCTCATAGTATCTATGTGTGAGATAATCATAGTAAATTTAAATTGTGATTTTAAGAATTGAAATAAATTATATACTGAATTTAAATTCTCACTATCCATTGTTCCCCAACCTTCATCGATAGCAAGAAAGTCAGAAGCAGGTAAATTACTAACATTTATTAATCCGACACGAATAGCGAGTGATGATATAAATCGTTCCATTCCTGATGATAATTCTAATGGCCATATATTATCTTCATCATACACTATGTGACAATTAATATTTTTACCGTCCATTTCAAATAATATCTGAAAGTCAACAATTTGTGCGAGTATATCATTTACTGCGCCTTCGACAACAGGTAATGCCTTTGTAATTAATTCATAAGGTACGCCATCACGTTGTACGGCTTCTATAAAATATTTATATGCGTTATATCTTGATTCTAACTTTTTAACTTTCTTGACATTCTCATCTATAGTTTCTTTCTTAGAATCTAAACGTGCAATTGCACTTGTCATATCAGACTTTCCTGATAAAAGTATTTTTATACTTTTTCTCCAATTATCTAAGTCACGTTCTGCTTCTTCAATTTTTACGTGTAGTTTTTCATTGAAAACCATATCACTTTCGAGTTTATAATACTTTTCAATTTTCTCATCTAATACTTCTTTAGCACTTGAAAGGGATGTTATTCTTTCTGATAATATAGAAACTTTACTTTCTAAATCTTTTGATGAATCACGAAATTGATTCAATTCAATTACTATCTTATCTAAAGAATCTTTCTTACTTTCAAATTCAGTAAGGTCTTCTATATTACTTTCTACATTATCAAACTTTTGAACTAACTCATCACTAATATTTTTATCAGTTTGTAAATCTTGTTGTGTCTTAATAGCATCTTTTACAAAAACATTATTCATACAATAATCACAATCAGGGTCATATTGTAAATCGCCTAACTTTTTAATCTTATCAAGTTTATTTTGTACATCTATTTTTAACTTATCTATCTCAACTTTTATTTCGTGTTTTTCAGATTTTAAAGTGGATAATCTATTGAATTGTTTCTCGACTTCATCCGGACTCATATCGTCTAAATCAGATTCAAGATTATCAATAGTATTATCTACCCAATCTATTTTATCATTCGCTTCAGTATGTTCTTCGTCTACTTTATCTAATTCATCAGATACTTCTTGATACTCTTTTTCTAATTCTTTTATATCTAATTTTTCATCAATACTTTTTAATTGTTTTGTTAAAGAAAGTAACTCTTGTTCTTTTGAGGTTAAATCTTTTTCTAAATCTTCAATATTTTTTTCAGTAACAACTAAATCTTTTTTGTATCGTTTTGTTTCTTTTTCAATCTCACTCAATTCAACATCATAATCTGATTTTTCAAACTCTTTTAATATTGCTTGTATTTCATTTACTTCTTGATTTGCTAAAATATATAATTCATCAAAAACACCTAAACCCATAAATTGTGCCATCAACTCTTTTCGTTCTTTTTGAGTCTTATCAATGAAAACGGTATTATTATTTTGTAGTGACATCGCAGTTAAAATAAAATCATCATAAGTTCCAATGTATTTTCTTATATTAACATCTGTAGTTCTTCTTTGTTCATCATTCAAACTTATCCTTTCTCCGCCTTCATCTAATGTCCAAAAGTCAACATCAACTTTTACGTGTTGTGTTCTTTTTATAAGTTTAGCCTTTCTTTCAATAAAATAAGGTCTTCCGTCTATCTCTAATTCTGCTTTACAATGAAAAGTTTCTTTTTTATTATTTAATACATTCTTAGCACGATATGCTCTACTCGATTTATCATACAAACAAAATGTTAAAGCATCTAATAACGAAGATTTACCTGAAGCATTTAGTGCGAATAAACCTACAATGCCGTTTAGTTTACTAAAGTCAACAGAGTTATTTTCTCCATAACTAAACATATTTGAAAACTCAAAATTTTTAAGTTTCCATCTAAGATTTCTTGTAACATCACTTGACTTTAAAAAGTCTTGAAGATACTGATTTATTTTACGAACTCCAACTGCTACGTCATCACTAATCATAAAATTATTTTTTAAATACTCATCTATTAAAGAAAAACGATAATCTTCATCGTGTACATCTCCAATATTAATAGCATCACTACGAACTTTATCTTCTGCTAACAATCTATCAGTTCGTGTTACGGTCATTTCTTCAATACCATATTTATCACGAATCTGTTTCATCGCCTTTTTTAGTTTAGTTCCTGATGTATCTTTTACACGAAGTCTCAATCTTGCTTTCTCCGGCATATCTTTTACGTCAGGAACTTTTCCTTTATCGATGTCTAACGTATAATAACCGTAATCATTTGGTATTTCAACATAAGTTGATTCACGTTTAGGTACATCCCATCTTAAATATCCGTGTCCTAATTCTTCTCCGTGATTTTGTTGTACAAGAGAACCGCAATATGCGATTGTCTTGTTCTTATTCATAAATTGTCGTTTATGTATATCACCAAGTAATACAAGGTCGTACCCTTTCATTTGTGACATCTTGACATCTGATGGTAATTTGAATCCTAAATCAGTTTGTGATTTATCTACCGTTCCGTGAAATAATAATATCTTATTCTCACCATCTACATCTTTTGCTTTTAAATATTTTTTAGAAGATTCCCAAACATCCCATACAACAAAATTCACATCAGCAAAGGGATAAACGCCACTTCGTTTAAAATAATGTAAATTAGGATGTTTTAAATTATCAACAATAGGACTCAAAACATCTAATCGATTTAAATTATTTAAATTACAATCGTGATTACCGGCAATTAAAATCGTAGGACATATATCTGCGAGATTTACAAATAAGTCTGATAACATTTGAATCAACTCAGGACTCATATCAGTTTTACTATGTGCTATATCACCGCCAATATAAACGACTGCATCGTCTTTATATTTTTCTACTTCTTTATATGTTCGTTCAAATACTTCTCTGTATTCTTTGTGACGTTTTAAATTTCTAATCTGAATATCAGATATATGGTGAATGTATTTTAATTTATTCATATAAGTTGACCTGCCAAAATTGATTCTGCCCAAATCCATAATCAGGATTGTTTCCTTCTACTAAGTTAGGTCCTTGACCTGTTTTCGGACATTCTTTACAATGTTCATATTTTTGTCTACCACCTTCTCGTGATAAATCTTTAATTAATTTTTTATAAACTTTACTATTCCATATTTCTTTCAACGGAGTATCATTAATATTTCCGAGATTAAAATTTCCCGAATAGTCTTCACAACAATTTAATATTGTACCATCATACGCTATATAAAGATGTGCATTATAACTCCAACAAGTGTTCATCGAATACTTCTGTACAAAATGTGGATTGACCGTATTATAATGAGATGCTTGATGCCATCCTTTTGTAAAAATAATTTGTGTTTTTTTAAATAAACTTTTTATCCATTTCTCACGTGGTATTTGTTTCACTTTGTGCATATACAATGCTACTTGAATTATATCGTAAACACCATCTAATTCTTTCGCAAGTTCTTCTGATATTAAATCAAAGTTAGAACAAAGTAGTAATGGTCCTTTTATTTGTTTTTGTTTTTTTATGTGTTTAGAAAACTCTACAAGTCTATCATCTAATAAAGGTTCGTTATAATGTTGTAAATTAATCGTACCATCAAAACCCATCTGTAAAGATTGTTCTATAATATCATAAAATAAATCTCGTGACATTTTAACACCTTGGCCTATAGTAGAAGTATTAGGGAATCTATTTTTATGAATATCAAGGTCTTTATTAGGAAACGTTTCTCGTAAACAAGTAGGACATTTTCTATTACAAGATGCTATTGTTTCTAATTCTAAATACTTAAAAACACTCTGATGTGGTATAGGTAAAAATCTTTTCATTTAACCATATAATCTATGCTTTATAAAATCTGAAAATGTTGTTTGATTTGTAGAATGAATCACATCCCACACTTTATTAAATCCTAATTCATTAGGGTCTTTATCTTTTAATTGTACAAAATAAACATTAATCCCGTCTTTCATTAATTTATCTATTAGTTTAATACTATCTTTCCTCGCATCTTCATCTAATACAATGTATATCTCTTTTACCCTCTGTTCATAAATCTTTTTTAATAATGTCTTCGGTATAGTTTTTCCGAATAAAGGTATAGCATTTCTTTTAATACTCATCGCATCAAACGGGCCTTCACACAAAACTATAGGCTCATTCCAATTGATAAAAAATTCAAATCCGATTACGTCTTTACTAACAGGCGGATTTTTATATTTGTAATTATTTCCTGTAAAAGAACGTGCTGTAAAATAATTTAGTATACCATCTTTATCATAACTCGGTATTATTATTCGTTCTGCATACGTTCCTTCTGAACAATAACCTAATCCATATCTTGCAATCTCCATATAATCTATTTTACGTTCTTTTAAAAAACCACACGCTTGTTTATAATATACGGAATTCCCAGGGTCAAATATAAAACTTTTAAACTCTTTAGGCAAGTATAAAGTTTGATTTTCTTCAATGTTTTTTCTTTTATAATCAGGTCTGTATCCACGTACTTCATCTATTAACGCTTTTGGTGCTCGAATGAGTTTTAATAGTGTGTATAGTGAACGTCCTTTTTTATCACAAACCCAGCAATGCCATTTCTGTGACAACAAACTAATTTGTAGTTTGGGTTTATGGTGGTGGCAAAACGGACAATGAAATATTACTTCTTGACCTTGTTTTGCTTTTTTATAATTCGTACTTAACGCTTTAGTCAGTACACTTATAACATCTATCATATTATAGTAAGTCTAAAAAATCTTCAAGTGATAATGTAACGTATGTTTTTGAACGATTACGTTTGAATATTAATAAAGGTTTATAGTTGTTTGAATTATCCTCAGCTTGTTCTAAAGATGACCATATATTTAATTTTTCTTGATTCTTACATTCTACAGAAAACGGAAATTTTTGTCGAGCAGAGTGTGCTAATCTTATATCTTCGCCTGATTCACCCATAACTGCTGTCTTTATATCATCAGGATGGAAATCAAATTTTTCGATTAAAAGTTCTCTAACTTTATTTTGTAAACGTCGGCCTTTAGCCTTTCGTGCGGATGTTGAAATCATATAATCTTTTAAACTATTATAGTTTTCTTTAAGTTATTAGTTATTAAGTTATATTAGTTATTTGTTAAGTGTAATTTGTTACTATATGTCCATAAAGGTATTAAAAGGATTAAATGAAACCTTTTAAAAGACAATGTATATAACGTTATTACAATAATAAGTAGTGGTCTAATTATCTAAAATTCAATTTATTTTTTATTCGTTTAAATTCTTTTTGAGCCCATTTCTCAGCAAGTTCTTCCCATTTATTATCATCGTGTGGGTCAAGTCCTTTATATACGGCCATTGTTCCTGCTTGAGTATATTTCTTCATAAACTTTTTAACACCCAACCTATTAGCATCTAATGCGTGTTTAATTTCGTGTAAAATAGTAATGATAAATTCTTTCATTGTAGGATATGATTTTCTCAATTTAATAGTATCTGTTTCAGGTACATAATCTGCTAAGTCACTTCCTGAAGTAAATTTTACTTTAGATTTAAGTCCGTACGCTTTAACTAATTCAGATGCCACTTGTAAATAATCTACTCTTTCATTTAATTTATTTTCTACAGCATACTTTTTAGTTGATGATTTAAAATTCTTCTTTCTCATAACCGTTTTTGATATCATATCTATTTCTTTATTTTTATTATCATAACGTAATACTACAGGGACATTAATGTCTGTTTGCATATCTTTAAAAAGTAGATTTACACCATCAGGTAACGATGCTATATGTTTACCATACTTTTTATAAACAAGTCTGAATATCTTTATTACTTCAGCAGTACTGATTGGTTTACCATTTCTTGCATCATTTACTCTGTCAAGAAAATGTCGTGTAAACTCTACATCGATACCAACTTTAGCCCAAACTCTATCAAGATATTTTTCAACTTGATTTAATTGACCTGAAGAAATATACTCTACTAATAGATTTTTTAATTTAATCATTCCTGAACCATTTTAAGATTTTCTTTAAAAGATTTATCTTCAATTCTAATAATAATAAAAACAATTTTTTCATCACCACTTCCAGCCCAACATTGTTTTGGTTCTAAGATAATGTTCTGCCGCTTCTTTCATCCCATAAGTTCTATCTATCTTTGGATTCCAAGTATCTTTAAAGAACTTCATCGGCATTCCTTTGAAACCATATTTACTTGAACCTGCTACCATTGTTTGCCAATCTTCTACTATACCTTTTTTATTAATAATCCAAACGTGTTTATATCTTTTAC